CCATAGTATTCTCTCCAGTCACTTTCTTTAGTTCCGCGACGTTTATTTTTCTTGCCTTTAAGTGGTGGCTTAGTAGTTTTAAATTTTGCTAGTTTTTTACCTATATATTTTTGGCCTGTAGTTTTATTAGTAATGAGATAAACAAATCCTTCGTATTCGTCTGGTATTTTGGTTATCTTTTTTCCATTATAAGTCCACTGCATCCAGTATATATGTGTACCTATTTGGTTTTGCCTTTGGTCTTGGTTTTTCTAGTTGTTACGTGTTTTTCTCTTATTTCTTCCATGCGTAGTTTTGCTAATCTACGTATTTCTCTAAGACATTTTCGACTAGCAGTATGTGTCCTTACACTATTTCTTGCTTCAAACTTGTCATTCTCTTTGAAGTATTCCATATAGGCTTTTGTCAGTTGATCGTGTATATCATCGTCAACCATAATACATTGCCTTAAGTGTAATAGGATTACTGCCGGTTGCATGTGCCGCTAGTTTTGTATGACAATCACCGCCTATGCCTTTCAAAAATGCACGTTCAACTTGTGCTTGTGCAAAGGTGTTAGAATGATTAGCTTTTTTGACTATTTCAATAGTGTTAGCATCGTCTTTTCTAGTTTGCAACGCAATTATTCCTTGTCCTACTGCTGGTATAATAGGTACTCTTATCCATGTACGACGAATATCTAATGCTTGTAATCCAGCTTCAGCTAATATTATAGCATCATAATTGCCGTTGTCAAGTTTTTCTAGTCTAGTATCTATATTTCCTCTAATAGGTTTAATTTGTACACCTATGTTACTATACATTTCTTTTAGTTGTGCTTCACGACGAGGACTGCTTGTACCAATAGTAAATCCGTAACTTACCTTTCCAATTAACACATCATGAGGACTATTTCTTTTTAACATTGCTGATATTACTAGATCAGGATGTTCTTCGCCGGGCATATCTTTTAGACTATGTACTGCAACATCAATTTCACCATTGAGTAAAGCAGTTTCAATAGTACTACAGAATACTCCTTTACCGCCTATTTCGTAAATAGGAACACCTGGATTTAAATCACCAGGTGTCTGTATAGGTATAATCTCTGTATCACACGCTAGTTCATTGCACACACGATCAGCATATGCAAGTGCTAATTTACTTCCTCGCACACCTACTTTAAGTTTCATTCTATAATCTCTATATCATTTTCATAACTTGTAAAGCCGTTTTCTTTTATAACTCGCATAACATGATTAACACGACCTACTAGTTCATCTTTGTGAGAGATAAGATAAACATTTTTGTTTCGTTCTCTGCCCATTTTCTTTAGTACGCCTAGAGCGCCTTCAACTCCAGCAGTATCCATACCACTGTCTATAAGTTCATCAATGAATAATAAATTAATATTCTGATACAAACTTTCCCAAACATCTCTAAACGCAAAGCTCATACCAAGTATAAGTCTATTACGCTCACCTCTTGACAAGTTGTCAAAGTCTAAGTCTTGTCCTAGTTGTGTAATTTCAACAGCTAAGTCATTTTGGAAAACAACTTGATGCGGCAATCCTAATTTAACAATATAATATGTAAGTCTATTGTTTAAGTATGCTAAATTTTGTTCAATAATTTTCTTACGAATAAAACTATCTTTGTTGGTTAATAGTTTTAATAAAAACTCTTGATGCTCTTTGAACGTAGTTAGGTCGTTTATAGCTGACCAATTAAGTTCTTGCATAGCAGTATTGTTTAGCTCATCAATTTGTGCTTGATACGGATCTGTTTCGTTTTCTTTTGCAGTTAATGCCTGCTTTAAACTATCAACATTTTGTCTATGATCGTATGCTTCTTTAGCAGTTTCATAAAACGTAGTGGGCTTGCCGTTGATATCACCGATCTCCTCAAGTGCTTTCATAACGTCTTTTACTTTAACATCAATCTCGGATTGATACGCTACAGCATCATCAAGTTCTTTAGTTTTACGCTCTGCAATCTCTGCTTTTTTGTCTGCATGTAGTTCTTGCCCACAAGTATAACATGTTGCATCATCTAAATCTACGATATCTTTAGTTGCCTTTGCAACAGACTTGCCAGCACGTTGTAGTGCAGGTTCTAATGTACTTAATTCCTTTTTAAGAGCCATAATAGCATTATTGTGTTGTGACCAATTAGCCAGTTTTTCATGCGAATCTAACTCTACATCAATGTCTAAATGCTCTAATTCGTCGATTGCTTGTACTAATTTAGTAATATTTGTTTTTTGTTTAGACAACCAAGCTCGTTGTGTTCCTTGTAGACTTTGAATAGTACTTTCAATTTTACTATTAGCAGTTTGTATTGCTTCAATTTTTAATGTTTCTTGAGTAGTAGCATCTTTAGTTTGTTTAATCTGTTCTTTTAGATTATCTGCCTTTTCAGATAGAATTGTAATACCTAATAACTGTTCAATAATTGCACGTTGGTCATTTTGACGCATACTTAAGAAAGGTTCTGTATAGGTGTTTAATGCAACAATGTGCTTAAACATATCATGACTCATACCTAACAACACATTAATAGATTCTTGAGTCTTACGGCTATCGCCTTGCGACTCATCTGTCATTTCTTGTTCTTGATCATTTACATAAAATTTAAGAACATTAGGCGAACGGCCGCGTTCAATCCTATAATCAACACCATCTTTTTCAAAATGCAGTGTAACTAACATACCCTTGCTGTTAGTTTTGTTAATTAAATTGTTTCTTTTAATATTAGTGAGTGCTAGTCCGTATAACGCATAACTTAATGCGTTAATAATTGTAGTTTTACCAGTACCGTTACGAGATCCTGCGTCGTCACCTCCCTGGTCTAAGTTTTCACCAAGTACAAGTGTAAGTTGTTCTTTGTTAAAATCTACAGCCTGGGTTTGATTACCCACACTCATGAAATTCTTTACCGTTAAATCCTTAATACGTATCATAGTTCGTTATAAATGTCCAATAGCATCTTTTTGTTGAAGTTTTCAGTGTCTAGTGCTGCAATTTCTCCTGCAACAATTTGATCTACACTTTCAAAATGTTGTATGTCAACATCTGTTGTAATTTCTTCCATTTGTTTTTGAGGTATAAGTGATATTTCTCTGCACTTATATTGATTAACAAATGTCTCTTTTATAAATGTTGCCTCTTCGAATGAAATTGGTACATCTATAATAACACGCAAGTACATTTTAGGTTTAATTATTGCATCAGTATCTTCTAACAAGTTTTTAAGACCTATAGTTCTATACTTGGGACAATTATCCCAATTAATATATTCAGGCTCTTTGTTGTTTTCGCGGTCAAGTATCATCATACCACGTTCGTCATCCCATGCATCTGCATAGTTGTGAGGAAATGCATTGCCTATATAGTGTACTTTTCCTTGCTGTTGACGTTTATGAAAATGACCGCTAAACACATATTCTTGATTTAAAAAATGTGATGCTTGTAGTTCACCTGTGTCTGGCATTTGTACCATAGCATTCATGTAAAAACTAGGAAGTTCAAAATGACCAAATAAATATTTTGCTTTTATATTTTTTATCTTTTTCCATTCTTCGCCAACTAACCAGGGAACTAATGCTACATCATCTTCTTCGTAAATTTTATCAATAAATGTTATACCAGGAATATGTTTAGCAAATGCAGTCGAATTTACATCACGTTTATCTTTATAGTACAAGTCGTGGTTGCCATCAAAAAAGTAAAACTTTTTAAATGCTTTACCTAGTTTTTCCATACATCGTATAGTACTATCCATAGTTGTAAGATTAAGACTATTCCTATTATGATGCCAGTCACCACAGAATATACCAGTTTCACAACCGTTAGCTTGTGCCTGCTTAATATACCAATCTATAAATTCTTCACAGTCTTCGTTGTGAATTTTGCTATTACCTTTTAATCCTAGATGGATATCGGTAAACACTGCTGCTTTCTTAAACAATATTCAATCCTTAGTTTATACTTATTGTATTATTATACAGTAAAATATTACACTTGTCAACTACTTTTTTTCGGACTCTCTTTTCATTGCAGCTTCCCATTCGCCCAAATGCTGTCTAGTATAGCTAGGATTTAAATGATTCATTTCTAAAATATCATCTCTAATGTTTTGATTACGTTTTTCTATATTAATAACACGTACAAAACTATTAGTAACAGCAGCAGTATAGTAAGCAAAAGGATTATCAGATTTAGATTCATCAAACTGTAAACCAATCTGCGAAAGTTGTAGTATTGCTTGACCCTTCATTTCGTCATTGTATGTGTATCCACGTACATTGCCTCGAGTAGCATAACGATCAACTAGTTTTAACCACATGTTTGCAAGTTTATTTGTAGCGTTACCGCCTTTTAGGTCAAAGTTACCATTTTCCATACCGCCTGACCAATGACTTTTTCCTATACAAGTAATTTCGTCATTTTCATCAAATTTATAATGTTGAAAAGGTGGAAAGTTTAACTTAACTTTTGTGTCTGCTATAGTCTTTGGATTCTTCTTACGACCTGGTTCTTCTGGAACATGCTCGTACGTCATAATTCTAAAAATAAGTTCTTCTTTTGTTATCTTTTTGTAATCAACTTCGCATTCTGCTTGTTTAATTTTTTTACCAGCTAGTTTAGCTGCTTCAAATGCTTGTTGACTAAGACGTTTTGCTTTATTACGCTTTGCTTCGGCAATAGTTAGTCTGTTAATTTTTTCAACACTAGGTAAAATCACATCATACTGATTATAGTCTGTATCCACATAACTACAAAAAGTAGCTTTTGATTTGTGTATCTCTTTTAGTATATCTTTGTTGTTTAAGTAATTTACTTTTCTCATAGGTTCTCCGATTAATTATATACATTATAAACTACTATGTTAATAAAGTCAACTAAATACTTTATATTAATAGGAATTTTTTTTATGGCAATAACTGACAGTAATGGTAAACCAATCAATAGCGGCAGAGGAACACCACCAAATCCCGCACAACTAGCAGAAAGAGCAGCTAATGCACGTAGTTCATTAGATCCTTCAGCAGCAGTAGAAGCATTTGCCGGATCTGAAAACATAAAGGGCCTAGCCGCAGGAGCAACACAACGAGTTGAAGATTTTGTGCAAGCCTCCGGGTTTGGTAAAGCATTAAGATCTTTTGGTTTATTGCCTGATGCACAGCCTGAAGAGTTCGAATTTATCCAAGCAACAAGCGGCGATGCTAATCCAGATTGGCGAGTCAAATTATCCTTACCTAAAAACTTTGCAGGTAGTAGTATGTTAAAACCACTTACTGAAACTGATGGTTTAGTTTGGCCATACACTCCGCAAGTTTACATTACACATTCAGCTAATTACAGTCAAATTCAGCCTGTACATAGTAATTATCCTTTTTTTGCTTATCAAAACTCCAAAGTGGATGCATTTAGTATTGTTGGTGACTTTTATGTTGAAAATAACTATGAAGGACAATATTGGTTAGCCGCAGTGCATTATTTAAGAAGTATTACTAAAATGTCCTATGGAAAAACAAGTAATGTAGGTGCTCCTCCCCCTGTAGTAAGACTAAATGGTTACGGTGATTATGTGTTTAAAGATGTTCCGGTAATTGTACAAACGTTTGCTATTGAATTAGGATCTGATGTAGATTATATTAAGGTTCCTGGATACGGTCCAAACGGTGCTTGGGTGCCTACACGTAGTAATATACAAGCAACAGTACAGCCAATATACAGCAGGCGTGCAGTTGAGTCGTTTAGTTTAG